TTTACGGAGTCACGTATTAACTCCTTTCCATCAGATTGAGGGACATATGGTACATTCCCTGAAGTGATAGTGCCAGGACCAGCGAGTTCAAAATCATCGCCAGCGCTATAAAAGACCTGCATCTTTATAGATTGAGCACAACTATCTGGTGCTCGCAGGTCATTTAATACAACCACATCAACGTGGCCACTGTATGATAAATTTGGACTAACAGCCATAGTCCCAGCGTAATCCGAATACAATAGATAAGGCAATTCTATTGAAACGGTATCCTCCGTACGAATATCTATTACCGCTCTCTTAACATAACTACCTGTAGACATATTTGGAAAATTGACGGTAAGATTACACGGAACCCAGGTAATCTGGATTCTTCCAGAGTGCATTTGAGTTTTAATAAATTTGAGGGTCATAATAATTTTCCCTCTCCAAAACTTGTGCATTCTGGCCATGTATGTAAATGGTACATGATATTCGTAGGTGGTGGTGTGTGTCGCTACCGTATCTGAATCCACATTCAGAATCGATAATGGTGAGATGTACTGGCCCATTAGTGACGAACCAATACCAGCTGCCGCATCCCAGGTAATTTCTCCTTTATAATATGGTATTTGATAAAGGAAAGCTAAGGACATCTCGTCCTCATTGGTAAAACTACCATAATCAATAGTTTCCAATCGATTTAGGCAGGATATACCACCAGGATAGGCTGCGTCTGGACCATCACAGGTTCCAGCATACCTCATCAGCTGCTGTGCTATAAAGGTTTGTCCTTCCAACTCTCTCGGTTTAGACCAACCTAAGGCCGAAGTCACATTCGACATAATATTTGTCACCCATTCTACGGGTCTGACAAAGTTAGTCAATATAGGGACTTCGCCCAATATACCTGCAGCAGCAGACACTTTTCTAAGCCCTTGTGTTATAGGGCCACTATTCTCCCCAGATTCGGAGACTTCTCCTCCTCTTCGCTTGGGTTTTCTAATAACCTCAGTGTTATCACTCTGAGGGTTCATAGGAGCATTCAGCTCAACATTCTCGAACCAAGCATAGACTAGATAGTCTACGCTAGAATTAGTAGCGCCCGCGCCAGTGTTGAGGGGACTAAAAACATCAAGGAACCAAGTTCCCCAATCATAATAGGCCTCTCTCATAGCATACCATGCTGTTGGAGCAACATAAGGTATGCGAAGTACAACACTAGTCTTACGACAATCCACTTCAACATGTGGATGTTGCACTTTCTGGGTCAAAGATTTATTCTTCATCCTTTCATACTTTGGGTTATTAGCCACAAAGTTGGTTAAGCATGGTAAATAATGTAATAATAATTTACCTTGCTGGAAAGGTGAAGCGTTGATATTAACTTTAATCATGAAGTCTCCTCTTATAAGGTTAAAACCCCTGATTTTATCAGCCCACAAAGCCTGACTGGTTAATAATGGAGCAATATCTCCTCGAGCTATATTTGAATTAATAGCTTGAGATACCGTCCACTGACCAGAAGCAATTAAAGCTGGACGCTTTAAGAACGACTTAATATCAACATGGTGCTCAAGATATGTAGAAACATCAAAAGTATTTCTCGATGTGGTTCCCATTTCAACAGACGCTGTGTCCACAAAAGTAGTGGTTGCGTCATTTGAAATAATAACACTCTTCTCGAAATCAGTGCTTTCTTTGTTATCCATCTGAGCAATGCCTCCCTCTTTGCTATTTACCACATCCGTGAGGGTCGGATAAGGTAAAGATTCATTACGGAAATCATCCGTGAACTTTTCTTCGCTGGAGCTCATAACCAATTGTAATCTCTTACTAATGTTTTTTACTAAATCCAAAGATACATTATTCTCAGGATCAGGGAGCTTCGGCTCCACGACAGCAGTAGTTTCTGATAACTGCTCTATGCTAAACCACTTATCTGTATTGTCTAAAGGCATAGTAGCATAATGACTCTTCTCTTTATCGAGTCTAAATTTCAAAAGTATATCATTAAACTGATATACCTTCAAATGTTTCTCCCTCGAGAAAGTCATTGAAGGAAAATCTATATTCAGCCAGCTCTCGCAATCTTCTGCGGGCCAATAAATAATCGGTGTATTTAGGATAAACACCGTAGACTTCTTTGCATCTTGGTGCATACAATAATACACGTTTGATGAATTCAATTTCCGGATAATTAGATAATTCCAGAAACATTCCTTCAATTTTCTCAACTTCAATAAGGGGATCATAAACACCCTTAATCCATTGAACTTTCTCAATTATTGAATACATACGTAACCTCCCAATAAACCTTAGGACTCCATCTTTTCGCTCAGGGGTAAAAGTTCTACCCAAAAATGATCCTTCATCAATTCTACGAAAATCTGGAACTGCCCCTTCAGTTTTAAGTTCATCGGTAATATTTATATTCAAATATTTCTTGCCCATCCTTTTAATGGTATTAAAATTCACTCCGGGCATGAGTGAATTATTAATGGAACCTACAATGTCATCGCCCAGACAGATACACCTTAGTGCTTCATCAGCTGGATTTTTAGGTAACACTTTCAATAACATTGGATCAATATTGTTATATTCTAACCATGCGAATATACAGCATATGTAAAAATAACAAATGTTGACAAGGCTATTTAATATAGCAGTCAAGAAGTTCCCTGAGGTGTTGGCCTGGTGCCACATGTAAAAATACATTTTACCTTCCATCATACATACATGAACACTGTCAATTATGTCCTCGAATAGTAATTCTCTACAACGAGCATTTTCACTACCAACATCTTGATAAAACATGTCCATAAGCACCAAAACACACTTCATAATCTGTCGTGGTTGATCCTTATCGAATTTCTTATGATCCATAAATACACACTTAGGTGAATTATTGACCAAAACGGTAGCTATAGATGTCCATTCTTCACTGAGAGGATTTACACCAATTGCAACACCATTGTGTATTCTATTAGTATATATCCATCCGGCAAAAGCTCCCATATATGATTTACACAGCAAAAGATGTATAAAATCATTTGTACAGAATAAACGAGAATTAGCTTCCAAGACTTTCTCTTTCTTGAGGAGTTCATCCTTAATATTATCTATGTTTAAACCATAGATACGTTCACCATTGAGTAGCTTATCATTATAATAATCAAATAGCTTATTCAAAACAGCATGAACATGAGGATATAATTTACCTTCCTCAAAATTGAACATCCACTTTTTCTGTTTCCAATCTGTAGTGAACATATCTTTGGTAATCCTAAGATAGAATCCTGGAGAACTGGACCAATTGACACTATTGAGGCTGTAGGCCATATCACCATATAAGCACTGATCTAATGTCAATATTTCAGTATTTATAGGTTTACTAGAGTCAGTCATAACTCTAGTCATGGCCTGATGAATAATTTCATCAACAATGGGTCCGTTTAATAAAACACCATTATTGGCATATGGCTCTCTAGCCTTTTTCATAGTATCAACTATGCCTTCAGTCTTAGTATGCACAATTCCCATTCGTGCTGGATATCTTGTACGCGGCTCAATTCCAAATAAGGGTGATCTTTTGATTTCACTTTTTGTTGGAACAAAAAACTGCATATTAGATACCGCAAAACTCTGATGGTTCTGATCCACTTTTATCACTTTAGATGTTATTTCAATATTACAGCTTTGATCACTACGCTCTATAAGATTTCCACTTTCTAGGGCATCAATGTGTGCCTCCACATTCTCAACAATAGCATCAATTGGTGCTTTCAATGGCGTACTAGATAATTCGTCTATCCATTTGGTAAACATTTCCCTGAATACCGGGGCACCATTTGGAACTCTATCCTGAAGAGAAGTATGTAGATAACACAACCACGGTTGCTGAGCTTGTTTCCATCCCATATTAACACAAAAGTTCTTGCGTTCATCAATCATGAAACCAGGACTAGAACAATAACCCGAATGGGTCGTAAATAATCCATCCGTTCCTTTCATTGTCATAGTTTGATATTCATATGAAGCTACCTTGTGTGTTTCATTGAGTATATTAACTTCACTTGTGTAACTGCCCAAACTGTCAGCAAAACCAAAACGCACATTTACACGCTTTTCTGGTCCTTTAAAAGCTAAATCCATATCGGTTGTTCTTTCTATGAAAATACCTTCTAAGTTTCTCTTGTCTGTCATCCATTCGAGGCAAGCTACTGGTGGTATCAAATGATACATATGGGGTCGATTCACACAATGCTTAAACTTTATAATTGCCAAGTCATTCTTCCTTAACATATCATTTGTATCAAATTCAAGCTCATCAAACACAAACCTTTCCACACATGAAGTTTTGTCCACTGTGGTGAATGGAACTATAGATACTTCCATATAGTGACCAGGATGACGAGAAATAATTTCATTTATTTTAATCATTCCTTGTCTAGCATGATCTACAATAACGGCAATCTTTCCACCAAGAAAAACTAAATTACATGGATGTCTTACAGCATTTGTTCCATCAGGTTTATGAATTGTAACATATAAACCACACATGTTAGCCATATATTTATCAATAACCTTTGAAACTCCTTCCATAGCAATCCAAGAACTTTGTTCTTTAGTCACTAACGATTTCTTCTGGCGCAAGAAATTCAGTTCATTATTTTGAAATTCTTTTTGCTTTTCAACCGTATGAGCCTGCATGTCCTTAGTTTTACTCTGAATAATCATTAGACCAACTACCATAGGTAGCATCATCGAAGCACTAACAATCATTGCATGTAGAGCTTCATCCAGCAAAAATCGAAATCTCGGACTATAGATAAAACCTAACACTCTGTCACGTACAAAGTGAACAGTGGGTTGAAGAAATATCTCATAAAGTGATGTAATCTTACTGCGTATTTCATAACACATTGCCAAAAAAGGATCTTTGAAATAACTATTCAACATCATGCCTTTAAACTGAACCGTAGCTTGCGCGTAATTCATATTGGCAAGTTGTATAATGTATGCACATTTTAGAGTTTTAATTATATCCGAAACCCTTTCATCATCTTCTAATTGACGAATTGCATTCCTAATAACCATAACCCTAAAACCATGCTCGGCAGACCTGGTAGATACTGTCTCAGCTATTCTCATCGCAAATTCAGACATAACCCTAGGAGAATTTGTTACTATTTCAGCACTTGACGTGAACACTTCTCTTATTATAGCATGTTGTTCAGCAGTCAAATTTTGATTAAGAACAGTAACATTCATCCAAGGCACTGAATCTCTATTTGCACGAATACAAGACAAATCATCTCTATCCAATTCAACACGGGGAAAAACCTCTTCGTTATCCATTTGAGCTTTATTGTTATCTTCATATTCTTCAGATGTCTCATAATCGCTTTCCATTTCAAATGTAGGATATTTTTTCCTCATCTCTAGCTCTCTCATTGAGTCAATGGCATCTTTACGTTCTTCACGACGTAACTTCCTCTGTTCACGTATATATAACGGTACAGCTTTTGACTTGATTTTTTTACATGGTCTCATCGGTACGACAGTATGCTCTATCGTTCCTGATTGAGTCTCACCCGATAAATTTTTCTGAACACGGGCTGCCAATAAATCAGAACGCGCATCTAACGCTTCTTTTTTTTGTTGACCATGGTGGCGAACTGTAGATATATAATTGATGTATAATTTAGAAAAATTTGCATAATCATAAACTTTATTGTCTGCAAATTCACCTGTAGAGAATTTAAGTCTACGAAAAAACCACAAATCAGGGCACATTTCACCTGCAGGCATTTCAGGAACCAATGTTGTATCCAACATAGCATACATCTCATCATCGTGCTCATAACCACGAATACGATTTGTATTTGGATCAACAACTGGTCTTCCTGCCCCATCTCTTTTTATATAGATGGGATTTACCCACATAAACCAACCAAAGGCATCCAAACGCCTCTTAACAGCGTCAGCATTACGAACACTTTTAAACATTGCATCATGTATAAACGATACATTTGTACAAGCCAACATAACTTGAGAGACAAAATACAATTTTTGTTTCTTAGTTATCTCAGCAGCTGATAACTGTATGGGTTGACCACCAACGAGGTAGACAATAGATGTAGCTTCACTTGGTTGACCTTCAGCATCTGTTTGGCAAAAAAGATCGGGATAAACCACTATCTTTTCACCTTTATATTGGTCATGATGTTTATTATCTGTAGGCCAAGCATACACATTTCTCTTCCAATTCCTTTGAACATCAACAAGTTCTTCTTCAGTATCACACATAGAAAAAGAAATTTCTTGAGACATAAAATCAGAAAGATAAGTTTTCCCAATACCTGGAGCACCAGATATCGGGATAAAAGCCGGCTCAAAGCGCTCACCTAGCGCCATTCCGGCATCAGACACATTTCTCTGTAAGATTGCCATTTTATCTTGTAAATTTCTAATGGCAGTTATTACGGGTTGGTTTTTGGAATTTATAGGTTGTTGACCTAAGAAATTGTTTACCTGCATAAACAACACAGTAACTTCTTCGGCAAAATGTATATCAACACCCATTGGATTCTCATTATATCGCATCATTAATTTATTCACTTTGTCCATTAGATCTTTAATTTGACCCTGAACAGGTTTCATCCATGACGCTAATTCGATTCCAAATGTATCGCATACCAATTGAACAACTCCTTTGAACCAATCAATAATTGAACTAAAAATTTCACCCAATTTTATAGCATTACCTGCTGCTAAGCCTAATGACTTAACGGCGTTTAATACCGTGGAAAAATCGAGGGTGGTTCCAAAAACCAAAAACAGAACTCCTTGAACACCAACAGTTAACCAATCACCCCAATCACTTTGGGGTTCATTTGTTGGCATCAACCATGATTTAATTAAGGGAACTATTTTGCTCCCAAGCTTCAAAACCATGAACATACCTAGACATATCTTAATATATTGAATTCCTTTAACTTCAAATTTTCTATCAACAAACTCAATAAAAAGATATATGATCGAACAGACAATAGAACATGCAACAGGTTCATCAAACAATAATAATAATTTATCAAAGCCAATGTTAACATCCAAACCTTTCACACCCAAAGCATGTATGCCTTCTGAAGCTTCCTTCAGGGGAGGTAAAAGTTTACGCATAATCTCATTAGCTATGCTATTAAAATCTCTGACGTTCTGCTGCATATTACTTGCTTGACTGTCGAGTTTATCACCTATATTTGTGGCACTTACGCCAACCTGTTCAATAGAACGAGCAAGTTGCTTCATGCCAACTGGATCCCAAGACCAATCTTCAAGCCATTGGGCTTCGGTTGACTTGGGTAATTGCGCGAATAGTTCATCTACTAGAGCTAAAACACGCTTTTTGTGTAAACATATTTCTAAATCAATATGTTCATAATTTGCTTCCACTTTAAGGACGTGGTCGCCTTGTCCTAAATCACTTATCATAACTGGTAAATCGTTAATCTTAAAACATTCGGTCATAATATCGTTATTCATTATGGTGTCTGTCATTAAAAAAATTAAAAAGTTTTGACGTTTTTCGACCGTTCTGTCTACGCATTTTTCGACTGCTAGTCTATTGCAATTCGGTGCACACCTAGGAATTTTCAATCCTAAACTCGTAAATAATCTACTTAATTAAGAGACATAAAACTATCATAAAGGCAAAACCTATCGTTAGTTTTTAGTCATGACACTCAGCTTCTCTTTACAAGAAGTCAACAGTAACACTTTTATCACTATAGATCACATGGAACGTGATCGGAATACCTAACCTGAATATATCATCCACTTGTGGTGGTGACTATTACAAATACATGTACAACCTTACATATCCCATATGCTGATTGTCTACAATTAATCGCCTCAATTATATACTTATTTATTCATACTCTTTCCATGAGTTTGTTATACACTTTACCATTGAATATATATAATACCAATTTTCATTTAGAACGGTATTTAGAATGGGGAGTAAACAGTATAACATGTTTCTCCTTTTTATTATTTAGGTCACATTATCTCTTTTGTATTTATTTTTTGTTATATTTATTATTTTGTATTTTTCTTTTTGGAATAATACTGATTATACAATAAGCCATTTACGCATTCGATAAAGACTAATTGTTACTAATCCTAGTTATACTAGGGCTATTGTATAATCCTACAAATGCTTGTGCCTAACTAGTTCTCCGGGTTAACTAGTGCACCCAAAATATTTATGAATGTTTAAAATATTTGTTTGTTGACAACTCCTAGCTTGTCAAACTAGCAAAATTCCGATGTGAGGATATTTATATCACATGAAAGACTACTTCTTTTAACTCTTGCCTTTTATATTAGATGTATAATATAAAAGTATAAGAGTCCGCTCGAAAGCGGTACACACGCATGCCTTCTATATGGGTCTCATATAGAAGTTTACA